CGCGAACATTTTTGCCGGTGGGTGAACCGCAAGAGCGAGCGCAGGCCCAAGAAGTTTAAGAGCGCATTGCACGAGATGGAGGTCCAGGACCTGGTTCGTGGGGATCTGAAAGACGCCCGTGGCAGGTTAGAGTTCTCGGTGGGTGTCACGTCCCCGGTGAGGTTCCCACCAGTCGACCTACCCGTGCCACCGTACGTGTTCGGGTTTTGGATTGGTACGCGGACCGCCACCGGCAGGCACTGGCTCCGTGACAAGATCAACATTAAGAGGGTCCGCGCCAGGATGAGAGGCCACGGGTACGCGGTCGGGCAGAGCAAGCACAAGAACGGGGACACCTTGCTGGACATACGCCCGTCGGTTGGGGTGGGGTTTGCGATGATCGGGCAGACTGTGCCGGACAACATACCCTTCTCGTACCTGATGTCCTCGCCGGAGCAGCGATTTGAGCTTCTTGATGGGCTGATCGACGCTGGCGACGTCACAATTCTGAAGGGGGGCACGCACGCGTGGGTAAAGGACGCCTCCTGGTTGTCGGTCAGGCGCAAGCAGGCGCTGCTCGAGTCCCTTGGTTTTAAGACAGCGCTGCACCTGCCATCCAAAAACCTGACATTTACCCTAAAATTTGACAGTGACAGGACTAAACTGGCCTCCGGGAGGCGTTTTTTGACTAAAATTGAGAAAGTAGAGCCAAAAATGTGCGTTAACGTGGTCTGTGACGAGCCTTTTCTGGCCGGAGAGGGGTTTATAGCGGTATGCTGACCAAAGAACAGGAGAAGATCCTTGCAAACTTCGCAAAAACCAACAAGCACTGGCCAAAGCACCAGCTCGAGGCCGCACTATGGCAGGTACAGTGGGAGATTGAGGCCCTTCCCCACCAGCGAGAGCCTGAAGATGGCGACTATGACACCTTTCTCATGCTCGCAGGGCGGGGATCGGGGAAGACTCACACCGCCAGTCACTGGATCGGCATACGCGCGTGGAGATTTCCAGGGACACGTTGGCTGGTCACAGCACCAACATCAAACGACATACGGGCGACCTGCTTTGAGGGTGACTCGGGTCTTCTGAACATCATACCCAAGAGCCTGATCCAGGACTACAACAAGCAGATGCTGGAGATCACGCTCATAAATGGGTCTCTCATACAGGGAATACCCGGATCAGAGCCAGAGCGTTACCGGGGTAAGCAGTTCCACGGTGGCTGGTTCGACGAGCTGTGCGCGTTCGAGTACATCGACGAGGCGTACGACCAGGTTCAGTTCACAATGCGTCTCAGGGACCCAGCAATACCACGGGTTCAGCAGATCGTCACGACCACGCCCAAGCCAAAGGAGCTGATCGTTGATCTGAACGAGGGCAAGATCGGTGGCGAGGTCTACGTGGTCAACGCCTCATCCTACGACAACAAGACAAACCTGTCCTCGACCTTCTTCAAGCAGCTGGAGACGTACGAGGGCACGGACCTTGGCAAACAGGAGATCTACGGCGAGATCTTGAACCCAGAGGACGCGGGCATCGTCAAGCGGAAGTGGTTCAGGGCCTGGCCAGCGAAGAAGGAGACCCCGACCCTGGAGTACGTGATCGCGAGCTACGACCCAGCGACATCGGAGAAGACGCACAACGACCCGACCGCGTGCACGATCTGGGGAGTGTTCGAGCAGCTGGACGCTGGTACCTCGCTCATGCTCCTGGACGCGTGGGACGCGCACCTCTCCTACCCCGAGCTCAGAAAGCGAGTCATCAGCGACTTCAAGGAGGTTGTGTACGGCTCGGACAGCACATTCGCGAAGGGGAGGAAGGCGGACCTGATACTGATGGAGGACAAGTCCGCGGGAATCTCCCTGGTCCAGGAGCTGCAGGGGGCGGGTGTCCCAGTCCGGGCGTACAACCCTGGCAGGGCGGACAAGGTGCAGCGTATGAACATCGTCGCTCCCCTGATCGCCAAGGGCAAGATCTACGTACCCGAGGACGCGGAGAAGCCTGGCGAGTTCGCGGATTGGGCAAAAAGATTCTTGCGCCAGGTGTGCTCCTTCCCGGAGTCTGGTGGGCACGACGACTACGTGGACAGCCTATCCCAGGCGCTCCGGGTGCTAAGAGACTCGGGGTGGGTGCAGCTCGACCCGTTGCCAGCCAGGGACTACTCCTACGCCGACGACAAAAGGCAGCGGCACAACCCGTACGCGCAGTAGGGCGCAAACTTGGCCTTAGTTGCATAAGTTGGCTTAGGATGCCTACTCTACCCAAAAACCTAATCAAGTTCCTTGCAAAAAGCAAGGTCCAGGATCGTTTGTATCACATTACTCCAAATAATTTTAAAGAGTTTAAACCTGGAGGCGACGATCCTACAAGAAGCGGTCCCGCAATTTGGCTAACACCAAATAAAGAGTTTCAACCAGCAGCACACAGAATTTCTTATAGGGATGAAAAAGGTTTAACTTATCCCATTCACGGAGAAAAAGCAAAATTTAGAGAAGGCACCAATGTGATGCCTGTTCATGCTCAAGCAAACAATCCGTTGGTGTTGGATGATCCGACAATGATCAACTGGGCTAGAAGTGTTTTTGCTGGAGGCAGCCGGGAATTCCCCGAGCTGATGGCTCCTAAGTGGCTTGATGAGGTCAAAAAAGAAGGTTACGACAGCATTATCTTTGCCGATCCTTTTAAAAAGGGTCAGGCGCATGAAGTTGTTGTCTTTGAACCCACCCAGATCAAATCAGCAATCGGCAACCGCGGTACCTTTGACCCAACGGATCCGGACATTACAAAAGCAGAGGGCGGAACAGTGAACCCCATAAAAACACCAAGGCAGATGATGATGGAGATGGCCGGACTACCCGTGCAAATGGCAGAGGGTAGCACGCCAAAGAAAAAGGTTGCGGTCGACGTTGTTAGGAGCGCAGCCAAAGCTGTCAAAGACTACCGGCGTATCTACGGCAAGAACCCGAGCCCGCAGGAGATGGACGACCTGCGACGCGCGGTGTGGGAGTCGCAGCAGGTTCGCTCACCAATTCAGAGGGATCCGGTCACGCACGCACGCGCGAACTTCTTGATGGCCAACGACCCAAACTATGTCGCGTCGTCCCCCGTCACACTGGGCGGAACGAGCATCACAAGAAACTTTAACCCAGACACATCACCGGACCCCTTCCTGTACCAGTCCCAGTTTGGTCGCAAGCCAAAGGGTTCCTGGTTGCCGCAGGAGACAGTTAACATCGACGACCCATCAGTGCGCGCTCAGATTGACGCGGCGCAGCTCTCCGGCGATCTGGAGCCTGGTGTCAGCTCTGAGTACTTTGGTGACATGGCGCGCGCGATCGAGAACTACGCTCTGCGTTCTGGCAAGGAGCCAGTGCTCGACCAGCTAAAGCAGGACTTCGTCAAAAAGAACGGGCGGTACCCAGACTTTGATGAGACCAACGCAATGGTGGCCGAGTACAATGTCATGCGCCACCAGCACGGCCCGATGGGACCATCCGTCGTAACAAAGCGCCCAGGGTCCCGCACCGGGATGCAGGAGTGGGTGTCGCAGGCGCGCAACGAGGGGCTACCAGAGTCCTACGTGTCAAGCCGCCCCTACAACTACAGCGACCGTCTAAAGGCCGAGCTGCAGATCGCGAAAGGTGAGACACCAGCCCGCCGCGTACGCACAGAAGAGATTGAGCAAGCCCCAGAGGCAAGAGATCGTGGCTACCACATCAGCTACGACGAGGACGGGAACGCGTCCCTGGTGCAGAACTTTAGAGAGGGCAGCCTCGCGCTCCCAGCGAACCAGATGAGAGCGGACATGGCCGTGGCCGGGTACGACCCGTACGAGAACGCGCTGGAGCAGCGACGCCTCGAGCAGCGGGCCAAGGCCGCGAAGATGGCGAACAAAGAGGGTCTGCTGTCCAAGACCATGAGACGTGCGATGCCACTAATGGCACCAGGCTCAGCCGGGGCGGCGGCGGAGTCCGCCAGAGAAGGAAGGCCCGTCGAGGCCGCGCTGCACGGATCAAACGCAGCGGCAGCGCTCGCAGCGATGAAGCGCAAGCTTATGCGCCCGGCGGTTGGTGTGATGGGAGCTACCGCCGTGCCAATGTCGGCATCGGACGCGTACAAGAGATACCAGAAGGGCGACACCACTGGCGCGATGATCTCCGGCGTTGAGACCGCCGGTAACGCTATGCAGATGTTGCCGTTCTTACCCGCGCAAATCGCGGGCACGGTCCTGGGCATGGGAGCCGCAGGCGTAAACGCATACAGGGACACAGAGTAGATCATGGCACAAGCACCAAAGATACCGCTACAGCAAGGCGCAAACCTCGGATCCCTCGACCTTAAGTCGGAGGAGAACTTCCAGGTCGCGATGATGCAGGAAGAGGAGATTGAGGCACTTGAGGAGTCGCTTGACCTTGACCCGGGTGAGGCAGATGAGGAGGTCGTTGAGCTAGAGGACGGCTCCGTAGTCATCAACTACACACCCAAGGAGAGCCCACTCAAAAACCCAAGCTTCTATGCCAACCTGGCTGAGGAGTTTGATGAGGGCATTCTGAACAGTCTCTCCGACGAGTTCTTGGAGTACGTTGAGATTGACCGTGAGGCGCGCAAGGAGCGTGACAAGCAGTACGAGGACGGCCTTCGCAGGACAGGACTTGGCAAGGACGCACCTGGAGGTGCGGTGTTTGATGGCGCGTCGAAAGTTGTTCACCCTGTCATGGCCGAGGCCTGTGTCGACTTTGCCGCGTCAACATCCAGGGAGCTGCTGCCACCAGAGGGAATCGTCAAGTCTGAGATCAAGGGTGAGGCAGACCGCAAGCGAGTAGAGACCGCGGACCGCAAGGTCCAGTTTATGAACTGGCAGCTCACCGAGCAGATCGAAGAGTACCGGGACGAGATGGAGCAGCTGTTCACCCAGATTCCTTTGGGTGGGTCGCAGTACCTGAAGTGGCGCATGGACACGGAGCAGCGCAGACCTACCTGCGAGTGGATCCCGATTGATAACATCCTGCTGCCCTACGCCGCGACAAACTTTTACACCGCGTCCCGCGCAACAGAGATTCAGGACATCACCGAGGACACATACCAGCAGCGCGTTGAGCAGGGAATTTACCGCGACATCGGCGACGTGATTGTCTCCGTGATTGAAGATGAAAAGCAAACACGGTCCAAGGCAGCAAACGACAAGATCGAGGGCATAAGCCAGCCCGAAACAAACATCGACGGCGTTCGCCGAATCTATGAGATCACCTGTTTCCTGCGTCTAGATGAAGACGAGCAGACCGAGGGAAGACGCGCACCATACACACTGAGCATTGATGAGAGCACGGGCAAGGTTCTTGCGCTGTACCGTAACTGGGAGTCAGGCGATGAGAAGCTTACGAAACTGGATTGGATTGTTGAGTATAAGTTTATTCCTTGGCGCGGCGCTTATGCCATTGGTCTACCTCACCTCATTGGTGGGCTTAGCGCTGCTCTTACTGGCGCTCTACGTGCCCTACTTGATGCAGCGCACATTAACAACAGCCAAACAATGCTTCGCCTCAAAGGAGGAAGAATCTCCGGGCAAAGCGACAAGATAGAGCCTACGCAGGTTCTTGAGATTGAAGGTGCCCCTGGGGTGGACGACGTCCGCAAGTTGGCTATGCCGTTGCCGTTCAATCCCCCTTCGTCAGTACTGTTTAATCTTCTGGGTTGGCTGACCGACGCCGCTAAGGGCGTGGTCACGACCGCGGAAGAGAAAATTGGCGACGCAAACGCTAACACTCCTGTGGGCACCACCCAGGCACTAATCGAGCAGGGCGCGAAGGTATTCTCGAGCATCCACTCACGTCTGCACCGCTCGCAGGCCAAATCACTGAAGATCCTCTCACGTATCAACCACTGGTACTTGGAGGAGATGGACAACCAGTCGGGCACCGAGATTGAGGTGCGCGACTTTGCGTCCAACAACGACATTCGCCCGGTATCTGACCCGAACATTTTCTCGGAGACTCAGCGCCTGGCACAAGCACAAGCTATTTTGCAGATGGCAAACTCTGCACCACAGCTTTACAACTTGCGGGCTGCTCATCGGAGGGTTTTGAAGCAGCTTAAAGTTCCTGCAATCAGTGAGATATTGCCCGATCCGGAAGGTGTAAAAGAGGCCAACCCGGCGCTGGAGAACGTTGCAATGTCCATGAGCCGCCCCGCGGCGGCTTACCCGGATCAGGATCACTTGGCGCACATCAAGGTACACTTGGCGTACGCTCAGGACCCCAACTACGGTGGCAGCCCGCTAATCGGACCAACATTTGCTCCTCATGCTCTTGAGCACATCAAGCAACACCTAACGCTGCACTACCTGCAGTCCATGCGCTCGTACGTGGCCCAGGCTGCGAATGGGCAGGACACAATCGGGCTGCACGAGGAGAAGCCTCTCTCCGTGGAGGACCAGAAGGCGCTGTCATTGGCGGCGGAGATGGTATCTCAGGACGCGCAGATCACGTTCCAGGCAGCGGCACCGATGATCCAGCAGCTAGCGCAAAAGGTTCAGCAGGCGCAGCAGGCGAAGATGGAGCAGGCGGCGTCGCAGGACCCGACAGCTCAGGTCATCCTCAAGACGCAGATGGCGGAGACCCAGCGCAAGTCGCAGGAGGCGCAGGCGAAGCTCCAGCAGGAGATGTCCAAGCACCAGCAGGACTACCAGCTCAAGGTGGCGGAGCTCGAGCGCAAGGTCCAGGAGCTTCTCACCAAGTTCACGACCGAGGCCAAGATCAACAGCCAAAAGAACGCCAAGGACATTGTTCTCGCGAACATCAACAACGCCTCGCGCGAGCGCGTGGCGGACATCCAAGCAGGGATGCAGATGGACGGTCTGCAGGTCCAGCTCGAGCACGAGCAGGCGATGTCAGCGATCGACGCGATCAACGCCGCCGACCAGGACATCCGCCAGCACGGTATCGAGGTAGAGCAGCAGACGTACCAGCAGGAGGCGCAGGCCGTGCAAAAGATGATCGACAACCAGAAACAAATTGAAATGGCAAGTCAGCAACAACTAAACCAACCACCAAAGGGAGCACTGTAAATGGAAAAGGAACTCGGCTTTCGTAAGGCCTACAAGATGACTGGCACACCCGGATACGCTGGCGGACCAGGGGACAAGACCGTGGACCCCGGCACGTCCGGGTCGCACCGCGACAATAACTGGAAAAAAGGCGCCGCCCAGTCCAAGACTGCCAACGCCGACAAGATTGGTCCCTACAACAACCTGAAGGGCACCAGCGGATCCCTGTACTAATTTGGGGCGGTAGTTCTAAAAGTCTTGCATAGGTGGTTTTATGCGAGACATTGTGTCTGAAATTATTCGTCGTGTAAACGACGAGATCCGAGAGGTTGATGCCGCCCTAGTGACAGGGCGGAACATCAAAGAGTTCCAGCAGTACACGAGGCTGCTAGGAAAGAGGGAGGGTCTGCAAAGGACCTTGGACGAGATCAATTCGATCTTGACCGAACAAGAAGAGGCTGAATAGCCTAAGAAAGGAGTGCCGGTATGGCATTTGATGTGGTTCAAAAAGAGGAGCCTGATCTACGCACGGAGGCGGAGTGCTTCCCAGACATAGACCCGGGCATTGATGTCGCAGGCGACCGTGTACTGGTCCAGCTGCGGCGTGAGAAGACGATGAGCAAGGGCGGTATTATCCTGGTGGACGAGACCAAGGCAACCCTCAGATTTAATGAGACGGTGGCGAAGGTCAAGCAGGTAGGTCCCCTGGCGTATAAGAGCCCGGACACACTCGAGCCCTGGCCCGAGGGTCCCTGGTGCAGCGCAGGAGACTTGGTTCGCACCATCAAGTACGGCGGAGACCGTTTCGTGGTCAACCCGGAAGATGGCGGATCGCCGGTGGTGTTCATCACCATTCAGGCGCGCGAGATCATCTCCAGAATCCGCAGCTTTGAGCACGCGCAGCGCATGAGAGCCTTCGTTGACTAAACTTTGTAGAAAGTGAAAAATGGCTGAAAAAGATGAGAAGGAGCTCCCTATTAAGGAGCAGGACGACGGCACTGTTTTGGTTGCCGTAGACGAAGAAAAAGACCCCTTTGAGAACGAAAAAGAGGCTAAGAAATCAGATGAAGAGTCTGATTCCGACGACGAAGACGATGACTCCGAGTCGAGCCAGGCGTCTGACGATTCCTCCAAGGGCGATGATGAAGAGGATGACGAGGACCGAGAGAAGATTCGCGAGGCTCGTCGTGAGGAGAGAAAGCTCAAGAAAGAGCTAGCCAAGCAGCGTGAGGCATCCTCTAAGCACAAGATAAGCGCCCTGGAGCGACGCAACGAAGAGCTGGCCCGACGGCTGGCGGCGGTGGAGAGCACCGCGGCGTCTTACCAGTTCGCACAGGTAGACAAGGCACTCGAAGACGAGGCAACTCGCGTCGAGTACGCCAAGATGAAGATGATGCAGGCCGCGCAGGCAGGCGATCATGCAGGACAGGTAGAGTTTTTGGAGCAGCTGCAAGAGTCAAAGATGAGACTGGCGCAGATCCAGGCCTACAAGAAGCAGCAGCTGGAGCAGGCCAAGAGGCCTAAGCAGAACGTTCCGAATGAAGTCTCGATGGAGGTTCAGCGCAACGCAACGGGCTGGCTGCAAAAGAATAAATGGTATGACCCCCAGGCACGAGACACAGATAGTCGAATTGCCAAGGTGGTTGACCAGGAGATGGCCGATGAGGGCTGGGACCCCGCAGATCCTGAGTACTGGGACGAGCTGGACAGTCGGCTATCAACACGCCTACCCCATAGGTATTCGGCGAAGTCTGGTGGTGTGAGACGGGCGAATCCGACAGCGTCAACGCGATCGGCTAACCCATCAGCAAAACCAGGGAACACGATAACTCTTTCAAAAGAGCGTGTTCAGGCGATCAAGGACGCAGGAGCGTGGGACGACCCCGCAGCTCGCAACCGAATGATCAAGGCTTACGCTTCGTACGACAAACAGAATAGGGGCTAAAAATGGCAAACGCAAGAATTAAACGCGACTTAGACGACCGATTGGAAGATAGAGTCGCAGAGGTAAAGCAGCGGTCCGCCGCTGATGCAGACAACGAATTGCGCCGGGAACGCATTGATGCGTTCCGTGATAAATGGCAGAATAGCGCGCTGCCTGATCTCCCGAAAGATGCAATTCCGGGATTTCACCTGTGCTGGTTGAGCACCACGAACCAGTACGACAGTATCGACAAACGTTTAGCACTAGGCTATGAGCCGGTGAAAGCCGCTGAGTTAGGCAAGGGCTTTGAATCGCTGGGCAAGATGAGTTCAGGCAAGTTTGAAGGCTGTGTTAGTTGTAATGAGATGGTTCTCTTCAAAATCCCAGAGGAGATCTACCAAGAGGTTATGAGAATGCTTCACCTGGAGGACCCATTGGAGCATCAACGTAACATCACCGCATCTGTTCGGAGCAACTCGCAAGAGGGCAAAGGCGGACGGTCAATCTTGGAGGGTGGAATTCTGGAGATGGAAAAAGAAACCGCAAAGGCGAATGCCAACATTCGCTTCCAATAACATTCTTCAACAAACAAAGGAAATAAAATGGCAACGACATTTAAACCCTTTGGTCTGAAGCCCGTGTACCACCCCAGTGGTCTTGATCGTGCAACTCCTTTTGTCGGCACGAACAGCTTTAACACTGGCAATACGTACACCGCACCGTACTCGCTGAGCGCTGGTCAAGCATTTTACCAGTTCCAGCCGGTGTCGATTACATCATCGGGCCAACTGACCATTGCCGCCGCGGCCGCCGCTTCTGGCACCGTATACGGCGTTTTTGATGGTGTGGAGTTTACCGACTCCCAAGGCCGTCGCTCTGTAGCCAAGTGGGCATCCAAGGCAACCCTGGACGCTTCTACCGAAATCATTTTCTGGATTTTCACCGATCCTGAGTTGGTTTACGAGGCACAGGTTAACGGTTCTGCAACGACAGCATCTATCGGTCAGCAGTACAACTTTTCGACTGCTACCGGTTACACTACTGCGAGTGGCACAGCCATTGGTAATGGTGGCGCTGGTTTCTCAACTTGTGCACTAGCTGCCGCTTCGGTTGGTACCGCAACACAGGGTCAGGTCCGTGTTGTTGGTTTGGGCCGTGAAGTTGCTTACCCCACGGGCGAGTTAAACGCTTGGGGTGACACTTACACGATTTTACAAGTCAAGATCGCGAACAACACGTTTGTGTATCCTAAGGCTTCGGTCTAATTAACGAAAGAAAGGATTAAGCAATGGCAACCCCAATGCGTAGTACAGACTTTCGTGCGGTAGTCGAACCGATTATCAACGAAGTCTTTGATGGCGTTTACGCCCAGCGTGATGATGAGTGGAAGGGATTTGTTCAGCAGATCCAAGGTATTCCCCGTAACTATCACGAAGAGGTAATGCTCTACGGTATGAACGCAGCACCCGCAATGCCCGACGGAACTCCTGTTTCGTACGATCAGGGCGGTACGCTGTACATCACCCGTTTCATCTATCAGATCTATGGCCTGGCATATGCCCTGACCAAAGTACTGATGGAAGACGGCGATCACATCCGTATCGGCAGCACCTTCGCCAAGCACCTTGCTCAGTCAATGATTGAGACCAAGGAAACGCTTTGCGCTAACCTGTTGAACTTTGCCTTCACAGCCGGCTACGTCGGCGGCGACGGCGTCACGCTCGTTAACACCGCTCACCCGGTAGCTAACGGCCTGACCTACAGCAACGCGCTCACAACCGCCGCCAACCTCTCGCAGACCTCGGTCGAGCAGATCCTTATTCAGATCCGCTCCGCGATTGACAACAACGGCAAGCGTATCCGCCTCAAGGCGGAGCAGTTAGTTGTTCCTCCCGCGCTCGAGTTCCAGGCTGAGGTCATCCTCAAGTCTGTTCTCCGCTCCGGAACCGCTGACAACGATCTGAACCCGATCAAGTCCACCGGAATGCTCCCGAAGGGTACGCACGTC